CGCCTGGGCTTCCGCTTTTTCCACGGCTCGGTTCGCCCAGCAGCATGCTGATGCCATTGCACACAATATCGCTGATTGCCCGTTTGACTGTGCCAAAAAGAGCCGGTTTTTAACCGAGCTCTTTTTTTGTCCAAAAAAGGAAAGGAGAGACCTACTATGGCCGAAGAAATTTGGGATGGATACGAAAACTATCGCCAAAGGCGTTGCCGGTCTCGGCGCAGTGCTGCTTGAACTGGCCGTATTCCTTTGTGTTTGACGTCGGAATCCTTATCGGATTCTTCATCAGCGCCATCGTCGGGATTGACGATGGTATCGATGATATAGGCAACGGCATCCTTTTGCTTCTCAGTCACGGCCAAAACGAATGCTGCCACCGCTGCGGATAACGCCAACAGCGCTGCTACGGCTGCGAACTGTGTTCGTAGCCTCACTCCCCATCAGATCTTCGGTAAAGGCTTCGATCACATCGATGGTCTCCAAGCCGCTCTTGCTCTGGTAATGCTGCGGGTGATTCACATTGTCCACAGGCTCCATCTTGTCGGTTTTACTGTTAGACTGCGCATACTGGCCGTAAGCTTTATTCGTGTTTTCGAAATCAGAATTCACGTCCATAAATATGATACCTTCTTTCCGTCGTCTTGCGCAGGCGGCAATGGTTCCAAAACCACCTGGCTCGCCATTTCAAGCGGCTCTTTTTACTCGAAAAGCCGCAGTGGTTGCAATGGAAGAAATATTCTTTGGTTCTCCAGTCCCTCAGATGAGGTCCACCGTGCAATACACTCCAAGACATTATGCTCCGCCAGCCGCACCAGGGACATGGCTTTAGACGTTTAGTCTCGTCTTTCATAAGCTTGTCGCCCTCGGCAGGCTGATAATATAGCCGTCGCGCACACGCTCCACATGAGCGTTTCGCAGGTCGGTCCAGCCATACTTGTTGTCGGTATACTGACAGCTGATTCCCGCCATGTCGAACAAATCGGCCACGCTTACCACATCAAAGCGTTCCAGCAGTTCCTCCATGCGATACAGCACTTCTTCCGCGTCGCCGCGAGTCTCAAAGACAATATCGTCATAGCTGTACTGCGCTTGCGCTCTGGGGCGATTGTAACTGGGCCGATCATCCCGATCCTGATAATACGCCGTTTCGATCAACATGTTCGCCGATGCGATTCAGAAGATTGGCGGTATGGAAACGGACACCATCGTCAAAGGAATTGCTGGGCTTGGTGCGGTGCTATTGGAACTTTAATCGCCAAGGACGCTTTTGCTCATCAGGACGGCGCAAAGGTTCCAATCGTATGGAACCATAATCACGCTACGCCTGACAGCGTTCTTGGATATGGCATTCTACACAGCCAGGATGGCAGTATGCGTGTGGAATGCTATTTCAATGATACGGAGAACGGCCAGAACGCCCGGAAGCTGGTGCTTCATGGCGACATCAACGCTCTCTCTATCTACGCCAATCAGTTGAAGGAGCAGGCCAAAACCGTGCTGCACGGCATGATCCGTGAGGTCAGCCTGGTGTATGCCGGCGCCAATCCCGGAGCATTCATTGATTCTGTGGTCGTTCATCAGTTTTCCTCCTATATCTCGAATTCGAAAATGGGCATAAAAAAGACCGCAGACATCACGTCCACGGCCGCCGGGCAGGCTGCGGTTAAATTTTGGTCAACCGATCCTCCGTGCAGTCATACAAACTGTTATTCACAGAGATGTTATCGTTGACGGTTTCGCCGGATTCGAGCCTCCGGGCCTTGCGGAGCACATCGCCTGCGTAATTCCGCTCGGTGATGATTTCCTGAAAGATACCGGGCCTTGTTTCCTTTGTTTCAGCATACCCGATGGGACCGTAAAACTTTGCCATTTTGACCTCTCATCAGGTATCGCTGTCATCATCCGAAGGCGTAACCACGGTCACGTCCTTTTCCAGTGCGATGGCGGAGAACGGACGGGTCAGAGCGCCGGAGCAGCGGGTCTCCAACAGACTGACTTCCTGATTGAAGTTCAGATCGAAATCGGTGAAGTGGGTAATCTCGCCGCCCTTGGTGGCGCCAAGGCTGTAGTCGGCAAAATTCACCATCAGGCCCAGCAGCGTCGCATTCCGGATCGTCCAGAGAGTGCGGCGCAAACGGCGTGTCGATGGAGCATACCGTCAGACCATCGTCTGTGACATAATGTCTATGATCGAAATCGATCCAACGATAGCCGTATTGCGTCTCGCCGATATAACAATCCCAGCCGATCAGGTTTCCTTCCTCAACGGCGTCCAGTCTCAAAAAAGACAGAAACTCGTTCAGCGTCACCTCGCCGCGCAGCGCCAGATTGCGATTAATGTGGTATTCCGCCTGTACGACCTCTTCCATCGTTCGCTCAAAGAATGCCGCTTTACCACAGCAGGGAAGATAAAAGGTCTGCACCTCATCCCAGGGCGGGCGATCATCTTCAATTTCCTGTTTTTCTTGCTCAACCGCCTTCTCGATCATCACGTCCGTACCCGGCCCGCAAATGGCCTTCACCTTGTCGCGATAGCCCTCAAACGCGCTGACAAGAGCCGTGTATGCTGCTGCCATAGAGGTCTGCTGCCGTCTGCTCAAGGCGTTTGCGCCGAAAAAGCACACCAGCGATCCGGTTCCGATGGCTACAGTTGATAGATAGTCTCGCCAGCAGACCCGAATCATCTCCAGAACAGTAAGTTTTGGAAGTTCTAAATCCTGTATTTCTTGCTCGACAGCCTTGTCAATCTTCGCGTCAACCACCTTGCTATATGCCTTCGGTGTGACTTTGATAGCCAGCGCAATCGTCGTTACCATTCCACCCGCCCCAAGACAGGTGAGGAGGGTAGAAGCGTTTCGCTTAATCCATTTTCCGATGTCCATAAATCTCATCACCTTCTTTAACACACAGAAGGAGTTCCTTCTCGTATTCTCGCATCACTCTTTCAGAATGTTGCTTTTGCAAATATTCAGCACCCTCCATACTATTCATACGTATTTATTTCCCCTTTTCAATTAAGTTCTGTAAGTTCGTAAATGCCTCACAATCCATGAAGCCGATTCTCCGCTTACACAAATCATCGGCCACTTCGGGCGCAAATATGGCCCGGATGGCGTTCTCTTTGAGGATCATGTGACGACCCGTTGGATATGCTCCATGCCAGGCGGGCTGCTTCGGGTGAAGCGTTGGATGAGATGCGGCTTCCACAAGGTCTACACCCTGCTTGCGCAATTCCTTGCAACTATCGCAAGGCTCATAGTCACCAAGAAGCCACATGGATTTCGGCGCTTCCACGTCGCCAGGCAGTTTTCCGAGCAGCGCAATTTCATTCTTTTCTTTCCCGCACCAGAAGCAAATCGGGATGGTTGGATTTATACCGTGTTTCTTTGAAATCTTGATCGTATTGGTTTTTCTTTCCTCCTATCATCTATCGTGGCTGAGCATCCATCCGCACTGCGTACAAACATGAGACCAATCAAAAAAATCATAGTACATCACCTCCTTCAAGCCGTCTTCGGCTTCACGTTCACATGAATCTCGCGTCCCTTTACGCAAGCTTCGATCACATGGTTTTCCGGATTTTGAATCAGATCCCCAACCACGGAGCCGCCCTTTTTAGAGAGCATCTTTCGCAGGCCAAACAGCATTCCGAGTTTGCTCTGTTTTTTCTCAGGAATGGCCATGTCCGTCGTTTCTTCAGGAATGCCGTTTTCCTCCTCCTCGTCCGACGTTTCCGGCTTAGCAGTCTTAGCACTAATTCCGCGCTGAAGCTGCTCATACTTGCACTCAGCCTTCGCAATGTCATGCCCGGCCTGAAAAGCAATCTTTCCAACCACATACAATGCCGCCAGTCCAATCGCGCCGCTCAGAACAGTACCCACAAACCCTTTCATGATGTTTCCTCCTTTTTTTATCATTGAACTCAGATGGGAAAAAGAAAAAGACTGAGCCTTTGTATCAGCTCAATTTTTCCGTCAGGTTAGAACGCTTTCGCTTCACCATTTTATATCGTATAGTGTCCGCGTCTTCATAATGCGCCTTGTAAATTTCGCGGACTCAAATATCCCTCCGATCAAATACCGTTTCCCATCGCTGTTTAGGAATGGGTTTCATTTTCAAAGCCCACATAATTTGGCGAATCGTTACAGTTGGATAGATCCCGTCTTTATTTGGGCCGCTTCGCTCATCGAAGAATCTTTTGAATGCACCGTTTAGGTAAATAACGTCGGTCAGCCACGGATCGATTTCACCCCAGTAAGTTCTCTTCGATAACGAGTCAAACCGCTGCTGAATCACCGCAAGCCCTTTTTCGCCAATCATATATAGCGTGCAGCGGCTATAAACAGGATGGTCGCAAATATAAACTTTTCCGTACTGATTGGCATACAGCTCCGGCTTTTCAAAGTGATAGCGCATCGTGTCCTCCATGCAAAAAGGAAGAGGCCTTGTATTATTGACCCCGCCTTTTTAGTCGCCTTCATTGAATCAGGATTCCTTCTCGATTGATAATATCCGCGAATTCCACATGCTTCGTGAAGTCCTTCGTTTTCACCGATTCCAGGTATTCCTGATGCAATCCTCTACGATTATCTACGGCATAGATCACCACGGGTTCGGGATAATCCCCCCTCATCCAATTTGCCAGTCGCCGTATGTTTAGCACAGAAATTGCATCATCCTTCAGGAATTTCATGTCCACGACCTCCAGTACATTGTTGAATGCGTACAGATATACTCGCTTCGTCATTGTCAAACCCTTCCTTTCATAGTTTGGTTTCCATAAAGGGGATTGTAACGATCGCGGACAAAAAGAAAGAGCCCGTGCATTCAACACGAACCCGTTCTTTTCAGTTGTTCTATTCGTTACTTCTTGAACATCCGGAGATGCCCTCCCAACCAATTTCCGGTTCTGGACGTAAAAGTTCCAGTCTTCTCGAACTGGAGCCCCCGGCCCATCCAGACCCACGATGCCCAAATAGGCAGCACAATCGTCACGCCATCAATCACAATCTTCACGATGTTCCACACACGACCTTCCTGCGCCTGCTGTTCTTTAAGCTTAGTTTCGCGTTCCTCCAAGTGGAGTTTTTGCAACTCAATATAGCCCTTATCAGAAGCCTGTGTTTCTTCCATCATCTGCTTGTGAAGCTCGGTCAGCTTTTGCAGCGCCCATTTCGCCTCTTCAGATCCGGTTCTCGCCAGGGATACCTCTTCGAGAGTCTTGGTATACTCTTCGTCCAGTTTCCTTTGAATCGTCAGGTTCATCTTCATTTCTCCTTTCAGTAAGTGATAGATTCTCCATTATAGGCGTTGTTAACTTCGCGTAATATAATTTTCAATCTTCACACCGAACGTCACAGTCTTGTTCCTATGGATTATCTCCATGCCGCCCGGTTCCAGTTCTAAAAACAAATAAGGTGCCTCGGTCGGATCAGAATGATCCTCACGAAGCGTCCCGGCAAATGTTTTGGCTCTGAGTATTACCGACACGCCATAGCCGCCTGCGGCTCCAATCAGCATCCCGATAAGAAAGCACATCCACAGTTCCATTGGATAATTCCTCCTTAAAAATATAGCACGGATGACCGTCACCTGCGTACTGTATTTACCTGAAAAAAAAGAGACCATGCCCGTAAGCACAGTCTCTGTCCTTTGTCAGTCGAGTTCTTCCATAATCTTATCCCAGAGATCCTTTTCTTCCGTCGTAGGCGTAAGCCTGAGCAGGTGTTTTAGCAGCTTATATCGATAGTTGCGCTTAACCTGCAGATAGATCTTGTTGTAGGTATTGTTATTCTTCTCCATTTCCTTTTCTGCTTTCTCGCACACCTCGTACAGGTCTGCCGCAGCCCGCATTTGGTTTACGGCCAGTTTTTTCAGTTTCTCCAGTGAGTACATTTTAACACTCCTCCTTTCATAATAGAGGATGCTATTTTCGCGCTTTGTCCAGCAGCCAGAAGAACCGTCTGTATGCGGCGTACCAGACTTCTTTGCAGCATGGCGGTGAAATATGCTCATAAGACACGCCCTCCGTCACAGCACGCAACATCAGTCCTCCCATGTCGCCAGCGGCCTTTGCTGCACTTTCCTCTACCATGCACATCCGGTCTTTATAGTAAATTCTTGCCTCCGCATACATCGCAGTCGGATCAGAATGCCCACTCATTTGGGGCTGCTCCGTGGTGCTTGAGAATCGTGAAGGCAACCCATTCAAATCGCGGTAAGCCTTCTTCCATTCCCCATATTGCAGGCAAAAGTGTTTCAGTTCATAGTAACGATGTCTGGAGATATAATAGGCGTTTCTGCTCGACACTTCCGGGCGTATCACTGTACCCATCTGTCATCCTCCTATTTTCGTTCTATCTCGAATCAACTGAAGCTCACCACCCATCCGGGCGGCCCACGAGCCCAAAAACCATAAAAGCCACCTCGATTTTCTAATCTAAATTAAACTTCTAACTTAGCTTAGAATCCGAGGCGGCAAAAAGGAAGAGCCTATGCATATTGCTTAATCCATATTCTGAAGAAAGCCTCGATCTATCGGAGCTTTATTCAAAATACGGCATATAAAAAAAACACCGCCATCGCTGGCAGTGTCTTCTTTTCAGAGGTATCTTGAGTCAACTGTGGTAAATCTGTGGTAAATTCGTCGTTTTTCGCCCCATCAAGACTGGAAAGCCTTGATTTTACTGGGTTTTTTGGTTTATAGGCTTCATCGTGGGGAACAACAACACATCGCGGATGGAAGGCGAATCGGTGAACAGCATCACCATGCGGTCCATACCGAATCCCAGCCCGCCCGTGGGCGGCAGCCCGTATTCCAGCGCGGTGACGAAATCCTCATCCACTTCCGCGTGGATGCCCTGGGCCTTGCGCAGCGCCACCTGCTTTTCAAAGCGCTCGCGCTGGTCGATGGGGTCGTTCAATTCCGAGAAGGCGTTGCCCATTTCGAAGCGGATCATGAAAAACTCAAACCGCTCGGTGAACATGGGATCGTCCGCCTTGCGCTTGGCCAGCGGCGAAACCTCAATGGGATAATCGTAGATGAACGTGGGCTGCACGAGGTTCTGTTCCACAGTCTCCTCGAACAACTGGTTCAGGCATTCGCCCTTCGTAGCGTTCTTTTCCGGCTCAAAACCCGCCTGCTTCACGGCCTGGCGCGCGTCCTCATCGCTCTGCCAGGCGTCAAAATCCACGCCGGCATAGCGCTTGACGGCTTCCTTCATCGTCATGCGCGGCCACTCGCCGCCCAGATGGATGGCCTCGCCCTGATAGGAAATATCCAGCGTGCCGAGCACGTTTTGCGCCACTTGCTTAAACAGCGCCTCGATCAGCTCCATCATGCCGAAATAATCCGTATAGGCCTGATACAGCTCCACGGAAGTGAATTCCGGGTTGTGCCGCACGTCCATGCCCTCGTTGCGGAAGATGCGGCCCACTTCGTACACGCGCTCCAGCCCGCCCACGATCAGGCGCTTCAAATGCAGTTCCGTCTCAATGCGCAGGTACATATCGATATCCAGCGCATTGTGGTGCGTGACAAACGGGCGCGCGGCCGCGCCGATTTCCAGCGTGCCGAGCACCGGCGTGTCCACTTCCAGGAACCCGCGCCCATCCAGGAACTTGCGCACTTCATTGTGAATGCGCGAACGCATCACGAAGGTATCCCGCACTTCCGGGTTCACGATCAGGTCGAGATAGCGCTGGCGATAGCGCATATCTGTGTCCTTCAGCCCGTGCCACTTTTCCGGCAGCGGATGCAGGGACTTGGTGAGCAGCGTGATCTGCGCGGCTTCCACGGTGATTTCGCCCGCATGGGTGCGGAACACCTTGCCCGTCACACCCAGCACGTCGCCAATATCGTAGTCCTTGAACGCGGCGTAGGCTTCCTCGCCCACGATATCGCGCTTTACGTAAACCTGAATTTGCCCATCGCGATCCAAAAGATGCGCAAAGCTCGCCTTGCCCATCACGCGGCGCGACATCATGCGCCCCGCGATGGACACGGACACGCCCTCCTGCGAAAGCGCGTCGAATCCCTCCAGGATTTGCTTGGAGCTGTGAGTAACATCGTACCGCGTGAGCTGATAGGGATTCTTCCCCGCCTGCACGAGCGCATGGAGCTTATCCAGCCGGATGCGGCTCTGCTCGGAAACCTCGCGCGCCCAATCCGCGCTGTTGTAATCCGCCATATTCTTCCTCCTATGCTTACACGCTCGCGCGGCCCACGGACAACACCTTCATCTTCACGGGGCCAGCCGGCGTGTCCGCGGTGACGACGTCTCCCTCTTTCGCGCCCATGAGCGCCGCGCCAATGGGCGATTCGTTGGAAATCTTCATCTGCATGGGATCCGCGCCCGTGAAGCCAACGATGGTGTATTCATCCTCTTCCTGGTATTCCATATCGTACACGCGCACCACGGAACCGACGCCCACCACATCGCCTTGCAGCTTCGTCTCATCCGCCAGTTCCGCCACGCGCAGAATCTGCTCGATGTCCATAATGCGGCCGTTGATGCGCGCTTCTTCGTTCTTAGCCTCGGTGTATTCCGCGTTTTCGCTCAAATCGCCATGGGAGCGCGCTTCCTGTATTTCGAGGGCGACGGCGGGCCGCTTGACGGTTTTGAGATCGTTGAGTTCCTCTTCCAGCCGTTCGCGCTCTTCCTTCGTTAAAACCACGTGGTTCTCCGACATTGATGCATCCTCCATCCGTTAACATAAAGAAGAACACTGCCGAAATGGGCAGTGTACCGGCGTTGACCGGGCCAACGCCTCACCGGAGAAATGCGCCGCATTCCCCGGACACTCTCGCCACCCGCCTGGCGGGTGGGTAAACCAGAAAAGCGGACGCACGCGCCGCCTTTCTGGCTTTATTATACCTGCTTTACGGGCATTTGTCAAGCCCTGCCACGCGGCGCACAAAATGGCAACATTTGGCTTTTTACAGATGTGACCAAAGTGCGCCAGACGCTTTGCATCTGCCTACAACCCCAATTCCCTGCCCGCCTGGGCGAAGCAGGTTTCCATCGCCTGTCCACCTTGCTCAAATAGCGCCTGTGCGCGGGAAAGCAATTGCATGTTTAGGCATACGCCCGTGCGCATGGTATGCGCGATGCAGCGCGCCCACCAGGGCGCCATATCCGCCAAACCTCGTTCCTCCATCTGGCGCACCGCGCCCGCAATATCATACTTCACGCGCATCAATTGCGCGCTCCATTCTCCCTTTTCGCACGTGGCCAACGCCCAGCAGGCGCGCGGATCGCCGTCCTCCGGCAGGCCTGCCGCGCCCGGGTTCACCGCGAGTACGCCGTCCTTGCGCAAAACAAAGGGCACGTGGCAATGGCCCAGCAGCAAAAGCGCGTGCCCGGCCTGCGCCGCATGCGAAAGCGCTTGCTCCAACAGGGCGGAACCAGGCGTGAGCAAATCGCGCGTGGCCCATGGCGAACCATGGCACAACAAAATGTCCGGCCTCTCATCCACAGAGAGGCCGAGCGAACGCGGCAGGCGGCGGAAATACACGATATCCGCCGCGCTCAACCGCTGCGCGGTATACAAAAGCGAGCCTGTGCGCGAATCCGCGCGCCAGGCTTCCTGTCCTTCGGCATAGCGAACCTGATATTCCTCGCGGTTGCCGCGCACGGCCCAGCAGGGATAGGCGCGGGCCGCCTCGCGCGCCAGGGCGAGCACACCCTCGGGATCCGCGCAATCGGACACAAAATCCCCCAAAAAGGCTATGGCATCCACGCCCACGCGCTCCGCATCGGCCAAAATGGCTTCCAGTGCGTGGGAATTGCCATGCATATCCGCGATGACCGCCAAACGCATATTTGACCTCAGGAAATGATGCGAAGCAGCATGGTCTTCGCCTCGTCCATTTCAACCACCAGCAAGTGCTCGCGCTCCA